TTCCTGATCTGCTCCGCAGTCAGATCGATTTCCGCCGCGACAGGGGGAGCCGCTGGTACAGGTGGGGTTCCCGGCTTTGTATTCAGAAGTGCCTTCTCAATGTCAATCCTTTTCCCCTTGATCTTCATTCCCCGTGATTTGGCGAGGTCTTTAACTTCCTGCCATGAAAGTTTTTTCAGATACTCTTGCGTGAGTACTCCGTCAGCCGGAGGCCCCGCAGCCGCTGTTTTGGGAACTGCCGGAGTGCTTTTGCCGCGCAAAATAGCTTTTTCAATATCCGGACGCTTGCCGACAGCCTTTATGCCTTTCGAATTGGCATATTTACGAAGTTCGTTCCATTTCATCTTCTTCAGGAACTCAGGAGTTACCTGCACGTCAGACAACACCGCGGCATCATAGACAGCCTCGTCTGCCACATCGCCAATCAGTTTCTTGTTATCCGCGTATCTTTTCCGAATGGCATTCAGAATGTCATCCTTACTCCCCTTTGCCTTGACGTGGATTTTCTTCGCGGCTCTCCGTAGTTCGTTCAGATTCATGTTGCCGAAGTTGTCAATCCCGCCGTATGTATTTTCGATAACGCGATTTTCAAAGTCCGCATTGCGCGTCTGCTTGGCCAGACGACTATCCCGCCCTTGGGCCAGCAAGCGTTTATGATACGTTATCGCATCCATAAGCATCTGACGTTCCTTTGCCGCATAATCCGCGAAGTTCGGTTGCCAAGCGTCAAGCCCCTGCTGGGCAGTATTCCCTTCGAATCCCTTGTCAGGCCTGAACGGCTTTTTTGTCTTGGGGTCAATGGGGATTTGTGTTTCTACTTTTTTTCCCAGTTTTTGTAATTGCGTTGGAGTGAGACTCCTTACATAACAGCGGCATCTGAAACCATTCGGAGGATACATCACTGTCCATATCATGGCATTGGCCGGATAGATTCTTCCGTGCATTGCCCGATGAGCGCGCCGGGTGCGGCTATCCATGACGGACATATATCGCCAGTAAGGCCTGCTTCGGATTGTCTCCATTTGCTGTGCATACCGTCCCACATTGTAGGATGCGGCAAGATTGGTCCGGTAGATATTGTCCAGACGCCAGGGGGCGCGCTCCCCCAGCCATCCCTTGCTGTCCATTATCCCCGGCAGTCGTTTTTTGAAAGTGTCCAGAGTTTCCCCGCGGGCTATGGAAAGATCAAGGGATTCCCTGATGTCCCGGAGAATGTCCATGGTAGCCACCCGGGCAACCGTAAAGGAGCGGGCATGTGCCTGGGCAGCTATTGTGTTCCACTTCCCCGGATTCAGATTGTATCCTTTCGAGCGGAAATATGCCAACTGGTCTTTGAACTCCTGGTCCCAACGTAATTCGATTGACATAGGCTATTCCGTGTCATCCTCCATGACGGCTCCCGCGCCTGTCATTCCTGCGAACGTCAATGCCCGCGATACGATTTCCTGAAATTGCGTGATGTCAGATTCGGGATACCAGGCGTACAGCAATTCATAGACTTCTTCCGCGCTCTTTGCTTTCTTTATCCGCCGCATGAGGGGCGCCAGCAAACGGTCAACCGCCGGGACTGTCCTAAGTGCGGCATCACTGGCCACAGCGTCAACAGCGTGGAACCCGGGTCTGAAATTCCGTGATTCGGAAAACTCGGCTTTCTGCACCAACTCCCCCTGTCTGTCCTGATTTGTCTCCGGCGGTATCCCATCATCCGTATCCGCAAAGTCTTTTTCTCCGAGAGCGTAGGAACGCATGAAATACTCCTTTGAAAACATCAGCTTCGAGGCTCCGAGAGACTTTGACAGTTTGTCATCCCGTTCCGCCAGATCCTTGCGTATATCCTCTTCCTCGAATGCCTTGACACGCGGCGAAATCGAAGCCGGAAATCCGTTCCGGTTTGCTATCATTCCGATGATCGTCTGATAGCAACGTGCTGTCAGCTTATAAAGCGCGTCAACAATATCATCCCGCACTCCGCCATGGACTTTGGCAGTTGACAAGGCGCCCTTATCCCCGACTTCGCTTGTGAGCGTCTGACTCAGAATCGCCTTCTGAATTTGCCTATTTTGCCAATCGCACATTCTTTCGAACATATCACCGGCAGCCGTAGTCCGCCCTGTGTCAGCAATCAGGCTGACATCCTGTTCGCCGCTCAGTACGACTATGGCATCTTGAACCATTGCCTCCAGCCGATTCTGAAATTCATCCATATCGGCATCCGTGGCTCCCTGCCCCGCGTTCCCTTTGATCCATGGCATGGCAAATCTCTCCAACATGTTCAGCCAGAACTCCAGCCCGGCTTTCTTGAATGCGACGGGCCAAAAGCAAAGCCCCGCTACCCCCTCGCCGTAGGGGTTGGCAAAGGAAGGAGATATGCGCGGACATATCATCGAATACCGGTTTGGGATAGGCTCCCCGTTTATCATATCCTTTTTGGACAAATAGCGGAGTTCCGGGACACCGCTCTCCGGTATGAAGTAGAAAAACCATTCCGGGGGCTTGGGGGATAGTTCCGAGGGCAGAAAATAGCCATTTCGGTACTCCCACAAAATCTCGACAGGATAGTAGCCCCAGAAGTCAATATTCAGGAAGGTTTCAAGAAACTCCGTATGATCCAGACCTTCGAACCAGTCTTCCATGGCTTTGTTGAATTTGACGGGGCCTCCCCGCCTTTCCAATTGCCATTCCGAAGATAAAACAGGAGCTTTGAGGGAACGGAGGCATGAGCGGACTTCCGAATCGCCCAGAAGCTCTTTGTATATGCCGATCCCGCCTGCTTTCTTTTTCAGAACCGGGTCCGGATTCGGAAGTTGCTGATTGACAAGATACCAGACATCATAAGCTGTTCGGAATGTTGCGAAATGTTGTTTTTTCATAATTCATATCATGTAATAGCATTGCAGCGCATGCCCTAGTACGTCTATAGACGCAGGTAACGCTTGTGCGAAATAAGCACTCATCATATCCTTCACATGGCTTAGCAAGACGCCATTTGAAGGATATTCTGATAAACTTATTTCGTTTATGTTTTGGGGCGAGAAAGGATCAAAGCCTTTTATCAGTCTGGCATATTCATCTGCCTGCATATTGTAAAAATTATGTCCATCAGCCCCAGACAGGAAGACTTCGACAGCTCCGCCTTCCCAAAGCAACGAAGAAAAAACAGAATGTGGATTGTCTTTTTTTGTGTTGCCGAAATATGCTCCGTATCCGTTTCCAAAAGATAATCCGAATCCGTTTTCTATCAGATTTTTTGCAATTTCCTGTGTTCCCATGTCATTGTAGCAACACATATCATCATTCTCATTCCATTCATTTAGCGTTTCAACATATCCTCCGGATTGAAAATTGGAGTAATGCCAATATTCTGAAAAAGGAAGAGATGAACCAACCTGATAATTCAGGAAAATATCGGACTCCCTTCTTAGTCTTTCATAATTTTGAGGCCATGTTGGGGAAAAAGTATGTTCTCCCCAGTAGTCCTCCATCTTAATGTCTAAGTCTGGTGAATCCGTTTCCACATCCCAGACAAAACATTTGTCATAGGATGTGTAGTATGCCCAATGACAATAATTGGCATTTGTCTTGCAACTGTTTTGTCCCGCGAAAAAACCATAAGGGTGTGTTCTGAAAATTATCTTGTGCGGCAATCCGCACTTTCTCAGTCCGTCTGTGAATCCCACAATGCGTAGCATCGTGGACGGGGGCGTGCCGTAGTATCCCCTGAGATTTTTTGCGAGAATCAGGACATCGGCATCCTCTTTGAATGCCGTGTGCCCCTTGGATGTATCTGTCTCCCCGGGGCAATGGTAAAAGATGGGGACATCCAATAGCAATCCGTATTTGTCCGTATGCACGCTGGCCGTGTTGTTTTCGGAATTAACGGACACAATGATGCCGCGGATGACGCATGTGTCATACAACGACTTCATATCTCCCAGTCCGTAGCTTATGGATTCATGCTGATTTGCCATTGTCTATGCTCCGAAGGGATCCGCGGCATCCCCCATCCGGATTGGGATGATGCGGTATGGAAATTGGAATGTCTGCTCGTCAACATCCGTATTTTTGAATCCGAAAGTGTTGACGTACCATCTGCCTATTATTTTATCTTCTTCTTTTGTACCGATTGCTGTTCCGTCCGCAAAGGCATATCCCATGTTACGGAATTCCGGATTCGTAATATTGGCATAATGAACTTTGGATGTCATCCATGCCTTGAAAACATTGGAAATACTTTGTCCAATTCCATATGCTACGTTTTCTCCGACGTAATATTTTTCAGCGTCTTTCCAATAACTTGTAAGTCTCTCTTCGACAGTGCTTCCGTCTGAGCCTATATGCCCTGTAATCTGATGTTCTTGCAAATCCTGAGCGTGTTTCAGTGCGCCGGTTGTCAGATTGTCATCCATCGTAAGCTGTGGAATGCCAAGCCCCCCTCTGACTCCGTTGATCAGGGCAAGCAGGGTGCCGCCTTCGTTCTCCACGGGAACAATCGCGCATCCGCCTTTGCAAGCTGTCTGCCTGTCAGGATTCTCACACTCGCCCCCGGGGATGGCTACGAATACCCAATCGCCGATTTCGTACTCTGCGAAATCGCTTGATTTGCAATGTATCAGCGTATCTTGTATCTCTACAAGATACAAGAGGGATTCCTGCCCGTAGTCTCCTATGGTTTCCTTGACTGTTCCGCCCGTCATGCAGCATGTGCACCAGTAGGCACTGTCTGCCTCATGCTGGTAGGTTTTGTCTCCGTCTGTGAAGAGATGCTCCACTGTTGCCTTCATGCCTGGACAGACTTGGATTTGCTTTTGTTCGTGCTTTTCAATCGGATTTTTCTCTTTTCCGATTCCGTATTCTATTTGAAAATGTATCAGTCCGTTGTCTCCGCACTGCGGGGGACCGTAAAGTTTTACAATTGTCTGGGTCCAGTGGCATTTGAACGTGGGGGACATGACGTACAGCGTGGGAAAATCCGCAAGTTTGCTTTCATCCTCGTTTATGGGGATAAGCTCCCGTTCCCACCAGATCCAGTCCTCCCCGTCACAGTAATAGGGCAGTTGGGTTGTCAGTCGCACACGGATTTCTCCGTTCCCTGAATCATCGCAGTCATACGAACGGAGACGGATGATGATTTGCTTGTTTTCCGTATCAATCTGAACGCCCGTGTCCGACTTAATTTCCGCGGGGATCACATCCACCCCGGGTATTTTTTTGGGGCATAACCTGAGTGTTATGGTTTTCATTTTCACTCCCGGATCACAGCATCCACATCGGCATAATCCATAATAGTTTCTTTAATTTCCGGATCATACTTTCCTGTTTATATTGTAAACTTTTCATTATCAAGTGTATCTTTGTCTGAATCCAGATACCCGGTTGCCTTGATAATCCCGAGCTGATAAGTGCCATGATTCAGGACACCCGCATAGACTCTGCCATCATCCCCTGTTACCAAGTCTTTTCCTTGGAAAATAAAAGAAGCGCCAGGTACGGGATCCTCGGTACAATCATTTATGACAAGAAAATCATACGCCTGGGCATCCCCGCCCAGGTCATCCGCATACTCCACATTCACGCTATCCGCCGCCCCGCCGGACTGCATTGCCAACACAGGGACAGACACGCTGTCTTTTTGTTCTGCCTGCGCCTTTGATACTGTCAGATACCAAACGTGGATTTTGTACACATAAGAGACATTGACAGTGCCAAAAGCCTTTTCCGGTATGCTGATTTTTTTTCCGTTAGCACTCAGCAAAGGCGGCTCCTCCGGCGATTTCAGAAGCTCCCATTCCATAGATACGATTGCAGACGGAAATTTTGAAAGCTCCTTTTCCTTTTCATACAAGAACGTAACATGCTCGGAGGCATCCATATCATATGCTCCGACATACTGGAGCGTTCCTATCAGGGATTCAACCCCGTATGGCTTTGAAAAATCCGCGCTGACAGCCAGCGCGGCCGTATCCCCGTATGAAAAAGATGATCTGAATTCCCCGTCATCTATGTTTTTGTTGTCAGGATGCTCTTCGCCCCACAATCCGATCCGGATAATGCCATCCGTCCCATCCGCATCGTCAGCATCTTTGCCATAGTTTACCGTGATTTTTCCACTTGCTTTCATTATTCAGTCTCATATACGACGACAGCAACAGGATATGATTCATCATCCGGAAAATTCTCCGGAGGCGCGTCAACACCTGTGAGTTGTGTCTCTTTGTATTCGCTCTGATATGATACCTTCGCAAATCCGATCCCGTAGGCATTCAGGCGGATTGTCTTGCCGTCGGATTCTACCGCGGCTTCGTCAATGCCATTTGTCGCTGTGTACCACGTGAGCACGGGGGCTGTTCCCTCTTTGATGGGTCTGGAAACTGTGACCTCGTTCCCGGAACCCCCCTCCTCTTTCTGCCATTTTGAGAACGCGACATTCTCCTCAAAAGCCTTCGTAACTGCCGCTCCTATCGTCAGTGTCCCGTCTGTCGTGATATTTGCAAGTTTCATATCAAACGGACTCGGATAAAGTCTGAAATGCGCCGTCTGCCCAAATCCGAATGTTGTCTTATCCTCATTCTTCTCATCATCCAGTTCTACGTCAATGCTGTGACCATCCGAAATCACGGATGTCTGGAAATTGACCGTGATCGACCCGCTTGCTTTTGTTGCCATAAAACTCCCCCTCCCTTATTCTTTATATGCTACCACCACAACCGGATACTCCCCTTTGAAATCCTCCGCGGGCTTCTGGACACTCTGAAGCCACCAACTGTCGGCGCTGGCAGTGTATGTTATTTCCAGAACGCCGATGGAATCTTTGTTCAGAATTATTGCATTGCCCTGCGTTGTGATTGCCGGCTCTTTGTTTCCGTGCCATACGAAGCTTTGTATATTCCCGATCGGCTTTGTTACTGTTCCCGACGATTCTTGTGCGAATGTCACATATTCCGTCAGTGTCAGTTCCAATGTCTCAAATGCCTGAAATGTCTCTCCGGCTGACTGCCCGACTTTGTATTCCACGTTGCTGATGACATAGAAAAAGACCGATTCGTCGAATCCGAAGACTGTTTTGTCCTTATTTTTTTCCGAATCCAATGCTATTATGAGATCCGTTGCTTCCTCTATGAGATTCCCTTCCTCGTCATAGATTCCGTCTTTCTCTTTTGTCTGAAAAGACACCGTGAATGCGAGATTTCCCTTAGCCATCTATGATTATCTCCGTTTTTTTCCGACTCCTGATTTTGTCGGAAGCTACGATATACAAGCCTTGTGAGGATTTTGTGACAACTACCCGCTGTCCCTGCTTCAAGGCTGTTTCCGAACGGATCAGATATTCCTTGCCTCCGATACTGACTTTGTAGCGTCCACCGGATGCGGCCTCTATGACCTCTCCGGACATAACGCTCTGTTGCTTGTTCTTCAGAAGTTCCGTCAGACTTGGCATTGTTCGATTTCCATATTCTGCATTACCGCGGGACCATCAAAAACAGTAGTTACCTTGTTTATGTAGCAATTCCCGGATATTGCTATTTCCGAGTCATTGACAAATGCCACTTTTCCGGGACGGCAGAGGGGGTGATATGCCGCGCTGACAGTATGCAATCGTCTGTCATATCTGTTTGCATCCAAATATGCCGTGCCTCTCGCAACAGCGATATTCGTATCTGTGATCAGATTGTCCGATATGCCTGGGGCCGGCTTGTCTCCGTCCCCGATTCTGACTGTTACGTCTATGTCGTCTCTTTCGATTTGCAACAAAACGAGCAATAACGGCACACTATGTTGGGATATGACATATCTTTGATATGTCGATGTATAGAGTATCCGAGCCGCCATCCACTGACAGTTCAGAAGCCGGATTGTTTTTCCGTATTTTTCATACGTGTAGTCATAATCCGGCTCACCTGTCCACTCGCAGTCCAAACCCACTCCGCCAATCGGCTTGATCCACAGAATTTCCGTTATAGGCTTTTCCACATCACAGTTCCCCTCCTGGAATACATATTCGGAATACCCCACGGGTTTTCCGTTGTCTGTCTCAATGCCATACTTTACTGTGTATTCGCCCAAATCTTTTACTTTTCCGGATGTGGCGAACGTGGCAACCGGATCTGTCGGCGATGCTATGAATCCCTCATAAACACTGACAACGCTGTCTGATACGATTGGATCCGGAATCTCTTTGAATTCTGCGAACAAAGTCTTTTCCGGCTTGCGGCCCGCCCAGAACACTCGGACATGCACCGGCTGTCCGTGTTCCGGCGAGCTTTCCTCGATCTCATATTCCGGCAAATCGATCTCGGAAGCATAGCCCTGTATGTTCACGCTGTTTTCAAGTGTTCCGTAAGACTTCTGGGATGATATGCTTGTAAGTGTCTGTCTGTCATACGAGACATCGGCTTGGGATTCCGGCAGACCGATGGGACGCACTTTGTATCTTTTTCTTAGGATTATCGTATTGTCATCATCTGCCATAAGAACCGCGCCTGCCGCCTCTGCAATCCGTTGTAATCCGTCAATAGGATTGCCCGTAAATTCAAATTCTTTTAGTACCCAGTCATCAATTTCCCAGTCCAATACGTTTGCTGTCAGAAGCGATTCTGCCGTACTCTTTGCCGATGCAGGAACGGATAATGAGAACGCTGTCTCCGGCTGATACTCCTCAATGGCACTCAGGGAACGCCCGGAAAGCGTAAAACTGATCTCGTCACCCTCTGTCCGTTCTTCTATTAGAAATTGCATAAATCTGATACTCCCTCCAATATCGGGGATATGCACTTCGATCCGAGGTGTCAGTTTCAGATTCGGATTGTCCGGATCCGTGTCATAATACAGATTCCGATCAGACGAAGTGACGGATATCTGGGAATGACACGAATCAAGGCTTTGTTCTATGCTGCAAGACGCTATCCGGCTTTTGCACGGCTTGCTGTCTATGTAAATCTCATATGTTGCATATTCGGGATATGAGACAACGGAATCCTGCAATTCCGAAAGCAGGGCATGGATTCGTTTTTCCGGATAGTCGTCTTTCATTTCTGCTATTATTGCATGAGACAAGGAATCTGTATCAGAAATGACGCTGACTAATTCGGATATAAGTTTCTTGCTTTCCGAAAGCTCGGAAAAGATGGCCGTCAGGGATTTTCGCTCATCCATAAGCCGGACAGTCAGTGCCTGTATCATTGTCTCTGGATCGCCAAGTCTGATCTCATTCCGTAGCTGTTGCAAAGAACTATCTGAATCAGAAAGAATATTTTGCACAATTCCGATTCTTTTGACATCCGTATTGGTGATTCTGCTGACAAGAGCATGAACACTGCTTTCAAGAATCGCACTGACAATGCCTTGCAATGCTTTTTCCGAATCAGAAAGCACACCGGAAACGGCTTGCAAGCCTGACTCGGAACCGGATAGCGTGTTCTGTCTGATACTGATTCCCCGGACT